ACCAGCAGGTTCTGCACGCCGGACTCGTCGGGGTCCTCGGCGGGTTCGAACTTGCCGGTCACCGGGTCGATGGTCCCGGCGTCGGTGACAGCAGTCATACCGACCCAGGCGTCGTGGAACACGACGTTGGTGGGGCCGTCAAGGTCGCCGGCGTCGAGCGCCTGCATCACACGGACGGCATAGCCGTCAGCGGACTCGGAAGCGCCCCAGGCGACACCGTCAGGGACGATCGGAGCCATCGAAGCGACGGCGAACGCCGACCGGTGGTAAGCGACCGCGAAGTCAGGCGACAGAGCCTGCGACTCGATGACCGTGAACCCGGCAATCATGCCGATCTCGGCCCGACGCAGAGCAGCATCAGTGCCGGACTGGTCAACCCGACGCAGCTGCGGCGACTCGAGGATCGCAGCAGCCACAGACGAACCCACAGCCAGGAACCGTTCCGTGGTGGGCACCTGATGGTCGCTCAGCGTCTTACGGGCCGCCACGATACCGGCGAACGGGTCATCCGGGTCAATCGTGATAGTCGAAGCCGCGTACGAAGCGTTCTCCATCAGCGAGGCGATGTCCGTCTCGTACTCACGGGCGATGCCCTGCACGGACGGGGCGATCACCTCGGTGGCGAGCCGCTCAATGTCGAGGGTGATTTCCTCGTCGGTGAGGGGAACATCCAGCGTGTACCCGTGGGTCAGCTGAACGGTCACGGCCCGCTCATGCAGCTTCTTGCGGGTCCGAGGAGTCGCACCGCGCAGCGTCCGCTTGCCAGGCTTCGCGTAGGCGGGGAGCCGCAGAGTGATCGTGTCGTTCTTGGCGCCCCGGAAGTTACCGAGGCCCTCACGGAACACCGTGTTACCCAAGACCGACGCACGGACGAGGAGGCTCAGAGCCCCATCGACAATGCGGTCGGCCTTAATGGCGCTGTAGCCATCAGAAGTAGCCATGAGTGGTTTCTCCTTGTTCTCGTTGACTGCCTCCGACGGCTACACGCCGTCAGAGTTTGATAGAATCGAAGATCTTCTTGACGTCGACCTCCACGTCCGTCGTGGGGTCGGAACCGCCCTTCAGATCGGGGGTCGGCTGACGCGGCACCTTCGCGCCGTCACCAGCCTTCGGACCGAACAGTTCATCAGCGTCCGCCTGCAACTCCTCCAACGTCGCACCCCGCAGACGGGCAGCCTGCTTCTCAGTCAGGCCACGTTCGGCAGCGACGACGGCACGGAGCTTGTCGATTTGCGCTTCTTCGAGCGCTTTCTCTTTGTCGGCGAGCGCCTTCTGCAGCTCAGCGATCTTCTCGGCGAGCTTCTCTGTTTCGGTCTTCGATGCGTCCTCGAACTCCTTCACCCTGGCTTTCGCCTTGGCGAGTTCGTCCTTGGTCGCCTGGTATGCCTTGACCAGCGGGTGGTCGTCCGGCAGCCGAGCCGGCGCCGTTTCGGCTTCCGGTTCGGGGTCCGAAGGCTGCTCCGTTTCGGCAGCAGCTTCGATAGTGGGCTCTTCAGCCATTGGGTTTTCTCCTTGTTCCCGTTTCGGGTAGTTGGTTGGGTGCCGCTTAGGCACCCGGGCCGGGGGGTCCGCGTCAGACGGGGCGAAGCGCAAGAGGGAGTGATTCCCCCGTACCGGACCCCCCGGACATCTAGCGGCGGGACTCCTCGAGGAGCCGCCGGAAATTGTTCAGGGCATCGTTCTTCGTCCCCTTCGACGCCCACTCAGGATCAGCTGTCGCTTTCGACTGGGCACGGTTCCAAAGGTCACGGAACTCGCGGCCCCGGCCAGGCCACTCGGTATCCGACGTAAACACCGGCTCCGCTTGGCATCCACAGGAAGCGTGAGCCTGAAAATCGTTCACCCGAGTCGAGAACACGGTTCCAGCGATCGCCGTTTCACGTCCCTTGTACACTGGACCCCTCGACGCCAACATCGCACAAAAGGCGCACGGATCGCCATCAGTGACCCGGATCCAGCCGAGCGCCCGACGGTCCCGCTGAACAGCGTCGATGATCTGACGGCGGCCACCATCCAAAGCGATCCGCATCCCCTCACGGGCCACCGCCTCACGGGCCCGACGCGCAGCCTCAGCAACATCCAACCCCCGGCGGATTCCCTCCCGCAGCTTCGCCGGCCCCACAGCAATCATTGACACCCGCGCAGCCCTCTCCTGGAACCGGATCTGTTCCCACGCCAACAACTGCTGCTCGGCGTGTTCCTGCAACGCAAACTGGGTGTAATAGGTGCGAGCTATCTCAGCGGAGATACGGTGCTGCCGACCAAGAACAAGCATCACCGCCTCGAGCCACGCCTCAACAGTCGGAATGCGACCTTCGGCGTTGAGCAGCACCCACAGGTTGTCGAGCTGACGGACCGTATCTAGGCCGATCCTGAACTGGGCCTCCCGATGCAATTCGGTGAGGCGGCGGCCACCCTCGGTGCTCGCCATCAGCCTTCAAACCGGTCAGACTGAGTCTCCGGGAGACGCAGCGACACCGGCACAGCGCCAGTGAACCGAATACCCTCCAAGCCGACCCGACGGGCCGCATCCTCGGGTTCCACACCCGCACGGATCGCCACACCCAAAGCATCAAACTTGGCCTTCATCGCTTCAGCGTCAGCGGCAACATCCGAAGCCGAATCGCCACCGGCGAGACGGTTGAGAAGTTGAGCGATCTCGTCGGGACTCTCCGCCGCCTGACGCCACGCCTCCACATCCTGCTGCGGACGGCCCAACGCCTGAGCCACCGCCGGCCAGAACTGATCCGGCGGAATCTGCAGACCCTGCACCAGCTTCGTCAACGCATCCGCCAACTGCGACAGGGACCGGGACTCGGTGTCCTTCCACAACACCTGCGACGAGTAATCAACCGTCTTATCCAAGTACACGCCGATGAGGCGAAACAGCTGCTCCGCCTGTTCCCCCAGCCGGTTCTTGAACCGGTTCACCTTCCCCCGATGCGGAGCGTTCAACGCGGCGATAGCGTCCGCCGACAGGTTCTCCACCTGACCGACAAACTGCGACGGGGTCGACTGTGACAGGACAGCAAGCTCCCGAGCTTGCCATTCTTGGACCCGAATGTACGGGTCCATAGGCGTCGGGTCGAGGGTTCCGAACCGGGTGTCCTTGCCCTCAGAAATCAGAATGTCCTCAACAGCCAATTGCATCTTCAGGGCGTTCCGGTACCCAGAATCACCCTCCTTGCCAGGAGGTTCCACCAGCCCGGTGGCCCAGCGGACAACCCAAGCGCCGAACCGTTGCACGACCAGCCGATCCAACGTCGTCTGGTTCAGGCGGGCGATCATATCGATGTACGGCTCCACCTCCCCCGGCGTCCGACCGTTGATGTCGATGTTCGGAGCGAACTGCACCACCGGCACCACCCCGGCACCATGCACATCGAACGTCACATAGGTCGCCCGGCCGGTCGGGGTCACATCGACAGTGAACACGCGGCGGTCGTCGTAAACCCGCATCCGCCAGAACTTGTCACCGGCGGCGTCGGTGGCCGGCTGACCAATCATCGCATACAGCGGCCAATCATCATTCGCCGGGTCCTCGTAATACGTCAACGTCTCAGCCGCCGACGAAATCAACAGGCGGGGAATCCGCTCCCCCGTCAACGGATCCACCCCGGGGATAGCCGTCACATAAGCCCGGCCATGAGCAGTGGCACCCTCCCACACGGCAGCCTGCTTGGCGTCCATCCCGTTCACTTCCCAAGCCCGCCACAAATCCCTATCCAGACCGCCGGACTCGTCCATGATCCCCTGCAACTGCAGAGTGTCCGTCACCGAATGAACGATCAGCCGGGCCCACGGTGTAGCGGCGATCCGCTGCAACGTCTTGTACTCAGCGGTCGTCTTGTTCTTAAGTTTCGGCAAATCCTCGCCCGGGCGGAGCTTGTTCCTGTACCACCGGTCGACCCGCAACATGTGGTCCCGTTCCTGCTTCCACAACGGAAACAGCGACGACTCCACCAGCCGTTCGATGGTGGACGGAGAGAAGTCCGCAACATCAACAGCCACACGAACCTCCTACCAAAGCGTCCCCACCGAAGGGGGCTGATCCTTCAAACCACGATTCAGAACAAGCCGCCGCAACATCCGGGCACCAACAGCGCACACCGCCAAGTCGATCTTCCGGGCCGACTGCCGATGCTCCTTCATCAACGACACCCCCCACTTCGTGGGGAACTGCCGAGCATTCTTCAAATGCGCCACCAGCTTCGGATGCCCGTCAAACGTCAACGTCACCGGCACCCCCATCTGACGGCCCCGATACTGCTGCTCCAACTCGGTAGCGAACGCCTCGGCAGCCTGCACAAACAACCTGTGGTTCGACGGCGACGACATATCCCACATAATCGAATGCCGGTTCGGACCCGACTGCACAGCCCACAGCGACAACCGGTCACCGAAATCACGATGCCAGCCGTCGATCACCGCATCCCAGAACCCGAACCCCTCATCGTCCTTAGCGTGCGACGGGTCAGCGAAAAACGCCACCACCTTCCGCTCCGACAGAACCCGACGCACCGTCAGATCCACATCGAACCGGTCAACCACCCAGCCCTCACCCCGGCCACCGGACGGCCTCTCCCACACCCCCAACGTGACAATATGCCCATCCGACAGGCGGCAGCCGACAAGCCCCGTGGCGTCGTCCGACTTCGAACCGTCGAAGAACAACACCCACTCGTCAGCCGGCGACTCCCCCGCATCAGGCCGCTTAGCGAACTCCACATGCAGCGGATCAACCCAGGCGTCCTCAGCGGCGGTAATCTGGTTGTAAGCGAACCGGCGAGCCTCAGACGGCGGAGTCCTCGAGTCCAGCACGAACTTCGCATAGGACTCCGGATCCACCCACCACGAATCCCCCCGCACCGCCTCAATCACCGACGCCACATGCCGAACAGTCCGAGCCGCATGTTCCTCGCCGGACTCCCCCTCCACCTTCGGCACACTCAACGGCACCGACGGGGCCGCCTCCAACGAGTCGTACATGATCCCAGCGTCCAAGAACTCGCCAGACCGCTGCTTCTCCCAAGCCTCACGAGTCAGCTGCGCCACACTGTCCTCAGCCGGGTCATAAGCGTTCGTTAACGCCAACACCCGAGACGACCCGTCCGGCGCCTTCATCGCGTTCCGCTGGATCACCGCCCACATGGCATGACCCTCATTCGACGCCAACCAGTGCTGCGTCTCGTTCGCAATGGTGAACGTCGGCCGGCCACCCTCCAACGCCCGAGGCGACGACGTCACCGCCTCAATCCGCCGAGCCCCCTTATGAGCGTAAATGATCTCCTTGCCGATATCGATCTGATGCTGCTCAACACACCGCCTGTTGAACAACGACGGAAACAGAGTCATCGTGTTCCGCGTCTGATCCTTCGACGTGGCAACAACCTGAATCCACGCCGCCGGGTTCTCCACCCCAACCGCCTCGTCCCCGTCAAACCGAGCGAACCGACACGGACCAACAAACTCAATCGCAGCAACTACCGCAGCGAACGGGTCCTTCCCCCAACCCTTAATCCGCTGAATCACCCCTTCACGAAACAGAAAACGGCCACGCTCATCGACCGCGTACCACCACACCAGTAACCGCTTCTGCTCCTCCGTCAACTCAAACGGCCGACCATCAGGACGGCAAAGATTCTGATACACCCAAGGGATCAGCCGATACCCAAGAGAAAACTGCGGAAGGACCCAGCGGCCATCCTCCCCCTTCTGGTTGGACGGGCCGAGCGTTACAAGCTCAACCGCCTTCTGCGAGGCGACGTCGGATTTCACCAAGATCCATCACCTCTCCCGGCTCCCCCTGACGCTCAATCTCCAGCCGCACCCGACGACGCGACCCCTCCGTCGACAACAGGTCATTCATCGCAGCCCAAACACCCTTAAACAACTCCGACGAGAACCGAGAAGCCGTCAGATTCTTCGTCATCACCTCAGCGACGTAAAAGGCGGCCCGCCAATCCGACGGTTCGAAGAACCGGGACTGCCCCGACTCAGCCAACGACTTATACCAATC